GACGAGCTTATGCGCCGCTTCGGGGCTGAACGCTGCCGTGTGCTTGAATATGGCGAGGGCTGCAAGGACGCTAACGAACACCTCGTGAAATACGGCAAGGAAAGCCTTTTGCAGTGCATAGCCAACGCTCCCGAAACAAAGCTGGAGGGGGTGTTCACGGTCAGCGACTTCGAGGAGAGCCTTGACGCGCTCTTCGAGAACGGAATGCAGCGCGGCGTTACCATAGGACACGACAACTTCGACCGTCTGTGTTCCTTTGAGACGAAGCGGCTCTGCATAGTGACAGGCATCCCAGGCAGCGGCAAGTCGGAGTTCATAGACGAGATGGCGGAGCGGCTGAATATGCGCTTCGGCTGGCGGTTCGCCTACTTCTCGCCCGAAAACGCGCCGCTCGCCTATCACGCCTCCAAGCTGATAGAGAAATTTACAGGAAAGCGTTTCGACCGCGAGCATCTGTCGCTGCCCGAATACAGACAGGTCAAGCAGCACCTCGAAACAAACTTCTTCTTCATCAGCCCAAAGGACGATTACCGTCTCGGCACGATACTCGAAAAGGGAAAGTCGCTTGTCAGGCGCAAGGGCATAAAGGCGTTGGTCATAGACCCTTTCAACCGCCTTGACGATGAGAGCGATGGGCAGAACGAAACTAAATACATCAGCAAACTGTTAGACCGCTTGACGAATTTTGCGCAGCGTAACGATGTGTTGGTCGTACTTATGGCGCACCCCACGAAGCAGCCGAGAGGCAAGGACGGGGTAATCGAAGCACCCACTTTATATGACATCAGCGGCTCTGCGAACTTCTACAACAAGGCTGACTTCGGCATCGTGGTACACCGCAACCGCGTGGAGAACACGGTGGAGGTTCACGTGCAGAAGGTGAAGTTCCGACACCTCGGAGAGTGCGGCACGGCTCTCTTCAAGTACAACCTCAACAACGGTCGCTATGTCCCCTACACCAACGGCACAGAGCCGCTATGGGACAACAGCAACCACCTCGCGGAGGAAGCCAAGCGGAGGCAGCAGGACGCTTGGGAGGCGGCGCAGTTCGACTGGGACAACCTGCAACCGTCCAACGAGGACTGCCCTTTCTGACAGACAAAAAAATACAACAAACACACACTCTTAAAGACACAGAGACAATGAAACGGAAGATAACGGCGGAGGAGGTCAAGAACTTCTTTGAAGCCTGCAACAAGGAGTTCGAGGAGGCTGGCTTCGTCATGCACGACATACACTTCACTCGCGCGGAGGACGGCACACTGCGCTCCGTGACGCTCAACTACACCGAAAATGACATGCTTTTCAGCTGCACAAAGAGCTACGCGCAGGGCGCACGACAGCCTTTGCAGGGTCAGAATGGCAGCCCTCGCGCAACACAAGCAGCCGCAAAGGGCTGAATGTGAACGCAAATATTCCAAACGTAAATATCACAGGCCATGACAACGGCATTATTCATCATCTCCTCCCTGCTCCTCGTGGCAGGATGGCGGGAGTTCAACAAACAAGACAAAAGACAACGGCAATGAGCAACTACAGCATTAAGCAAGACCTCCTCAAACTCAAGGGGGCATTCGTAACCAACCTCAAGGGCAAGACGGCGACCAAACGCTGCCTCGTCATCCCGATAGACGACGCGCGGCTTTTCCTCGGTCAAAAGGGGGTCTATCTTAACCTTACGGCGATAGAGATGCAGAACTCGCAGTACGGCGACACGCACTGCATCAAGCAGAGCTTCGACAAGGAGGTTTATGAGCGCATGACAGACGAGGAGCGCAACGCGCAGCCCATCCTCGGCGGTCTCCGTCCACTAAAACGAGCCGAGCAAGCCATCGAGGCGAGCAACATCGTGGAGGCGGAGGACGATCTGCCGTTCTGACACGCCTTTCCACAGGACAACCCCATAAAAGCCCGATTTAGGGTTCAAAGATTGATGATTGATAAAACATACGCCACGGCAAAGAAAAGCCGACAGACGGCGAAAAAGAAGAAAATAACAGACGTGTTTACGGTCATCTGCAAGACTGACCTAAAAGTGGAATGCGTCAAAGAGTACCGTTTCCACCCCAAGCGTCTTTGGCGGTTCGATTATGCCATACCAGCGCATAAGATAGCCCTTGAAGTGGAGGGCGGCGTATGGACGGGCGGTCGGCACGTCAGGGCGCAGGGGTTTCTTGGGGACATGGAAAAGTACAACACCGCAACGCTAATGGGGTGGCGGGTGTTCCGCACCACGCCCGAAGAGCTATATAGAACCGCCACGCTCTCACTGCTGAAAACAGCCATTGGCGGCGGGCTGACACTGACAGAGGAGGCGAGCCGATGACAACAGCAGAGTTCGCTTCGGGATTGAAGCCCGTAACATTGTCGTGCTTCGAGGTCTTTTCGCCATACTATGCAGAGCGAGCCAAGCATTATGTTTATCCAAGCTATATGCAGTCGGTCTGTTATATGGTCAGCAAGGGGAATTTCTTTTACAAAGAGTTCTCTCTGGCATCGGGTGGCAAGGTGTTGTTGGCGGTAAGCCATTCTCTGCTCTATGGCATATTCGGGGTACAGGTCAATGTTGCGCCAATATCACTGACAGGCTCTCTCGCAGATGAAATGTTTGTGTTGCGCGAATGCCTAAAACAGGGGCTGTCCGTCAAACTGACCGCAGAGGACATAAAACGTTATCACATTCCTGCGCGTCTGTACGGCGTTATCGGCAGCGCAGATGAATACATATCCCACTCACAGCACGGAACGGCGATGTGCGGCTCTAAATACCGCAAATTACGCAATCAAACCAAACGTGTTATTAACGCGGAGGGGTATAGACTGATAATGGGGGCGACAGAAGAAGCCGCTGCCGTTGTGAGTGCATGGGATGAAAGATACAAGCGTATGCACGGTTCGCCCACACATCAAACAACGCTGTGGAACGTTTGTAAGTCTGCGCCACACGGTTATGTGTCAATACGCAACATCTTCATTGGCGACACCCTGCAATGTGTGTCGGTCTTGGAACGGCTCTCCGCCAAGCAGTATGTTATAGTGCTGCGCGTCCGCAAATATGACAGCGGCATACACGATGTTGGTGCGGCAATGCAATACGTTGACTGCTCGGCGGTGTCAGACGGTCAGGGCGCAAGCCCTATCTATCTTAATATCGGAATGGCTGACACAGAGGGGCTAACCCATGCAAAGAAAGCACTCTTGCCCTGCTGTCAGCAGAAGATATACAAGGCAAGGGCAACAAAACTCAATCAACTATTAAAAACATACTTCAGATGAACTCCGAAAACGTAAAACTCTCACAAATCGAAGTGAACAGCGCAAACCCTCGCATCATTTCAGACGATAAGTTTGCAAAGCTGGTAAACTCCATTCTCGTGTTGCCAAAGATGTTGGATATTCGTCCTATCGTGGTTGACAACACAATGGTTGCGTTGGGTGGCAATATGCGTTACCGTGCGCTTATGGCTATCGCCGATATGCAACCCGATGAACTCAAAGAACGGCTCGGCTCAATCCGTGACTTTCAGAAAAAGACACAGGCGGAACAAGACGCTCTCGTTTCCTATTGGGAACGGTGGCAGGACAGCCCGACCGCTTCTATCGTAAAAGCGTCTGACCTAACAGACGAGGAGAAGAAAGAATTTATCATCAAGGATAACGTGGGGTTCGGAGAGTGGGATATGGATATGCTCGCCAACGAATGGGATAGCGAAGACTTGAACGATTGGGGCGTTGACGTGTGGAATGACAACGCATGGGATGGCATGGGAAATGGCGACACATCGGGTGTCGGCACTACCTCACGCGGCCAGAGCCTTAACGACATATTCATTATACCTCCGTTCTCTATCCTCGACAGCCGACAGGGGTATTGGCAAGCCCGCAAGAAGATGTGGCGTAACCTTATCGGCGATATGGGTCAGAGCCGACAGGGTAAGCTCGTGCAATCCGTGGAACTGCAATATAAAGACCTCTATACACGCACAGCGGAACACCGTAAGACGCTTGGCATCAGCTTCCGAGAATACCTCGACAAATACGTTCCCGAAGAGGTCAAACAACACGAGGCACAGAAAGTACTGTCAACGGGCGTGTCGCTGTTCGACCCAGTGCTTGCCGAGATACTGTGCAAATGGTTCACGCCTTATAAAGGGGCGGCAATCTTTGACTGCTTCGCTGGCG